ACGAAGTATTAGACACCGCGAAAGAACTAATCAACGGCGATAGGGCCAAAGATTACGGGGATGCGTTTGACAACTTTGGGCGCATTGCAGCGGGCTGGAACGCTATAATCCAAGAAGCCATGAAAACTCACGGTCAAGTTAATGAGCAACACATTGCCCTAATGATGGATTGGTTAAAAACAGCGCGGTTGCTAAACGATTTAGACAAGGCCGACTCATGGGTCGATAAGTGCGGATATAGTGCCTTGGGTGCAGAATTTACAGAAAGAACTAAAAAATGAAGCTTAAAATAGCCAGCCCTTCGCTAAAGTCAGAGTGGGTTCCACCCGCAGAACTTCCAGACCTAACAGGCGCAACTACAATTGCTATCGACGTAGAAACCCGTGACCCAAACATCAAAACAAGCGGACCCGGCTGGGCTGTTGGAGATGGTGAAGTGGTTGGCTATGCAGTGGCTACAGCAGATTGGGCAGGCTATATTCCTACACGACACCGTGGTGGCGGAAACCTAGACGAAAAGATAGTCAACAAGTGGCTCAAGAAAGTCTTTGACTGCCCCGCCGATAAAGTAATGCACAACGCGCAATATGACGTAGGTTGGATCAAACGTATGGGGTTTGAGATAAACGGGCGGATAATCGACACAATGGTTGTTGCTTCGCTTCTGGATGAAAATAAGTTTTCCTATGCACTAAACTCACTAGCGTTTGAATATCTGGGGCTGGCAAAGAACGAAAGCCTACTCAGAGAAGCCGCCAAAGAGTTTGGTTTTGATCCAAAGGCAGACATGTGGAAAATGCCCGCCATGTACGTTGGACCCTACGCCCAGACAGATGCAGAAGTTACCCTGCAACTCTGGGACTACCTAAAAGTAGAGATCGGTAAGCAAAACCTCTGGAGTATCGTCAACCTAGAGCTAGATTTGCTCCCCTGCTTAGTCAACATGACATGGCGAGGTGTTCGCGTTGATATGGACAAAACCGAAAGAACGCGCGACGCGATCCTAAAACGGGAGAAATTAGTCCTAAAAGAGATAAAAAGCTTAGTCGGCAGAGATGTAGAGATATGGGCGGCAAATTCTATTGCAAAAGCCTTTGATGACCTGTCAATACCTTACCCAAAGACAGAAAAGGGTGCGCCCTCGTTTAAAAAGCAGTTTCTGGCAGAACACAGTGAGAAATTGCCACAATTAATCGTCCAAGCCCGCAGTTTAAACAAAACCAGCGGAACTTTCATTAATAACATCCTAAAATTCTGTCACGGCGACGGTAGAGTGCATTCGCACATCAATCAGATACGCGGAGACGATGGCGGCACAGTTTCGGGGCGTTTTTCTATGAACAACCCCAACTTACAGCAAATCCCGGCCCGCGATCCTGAGATTGGGCCACTTATACGGTCTTTGTTCCTTCCAGAAGAGGGAGAACAGTGGGCGTCAATAGATTACTCGCAACAGGAACCGCGGATCTTGGTTCACTATGCTCATGTCTACGGAAAAAGCAGGGACGTGCCACTAAGGGGCGTTGATGAGTTTGTAACTAGCTACCGCGAAGATCCGAACATGGATTTTCACACAATGGTTGCAGAAATGGCCGACATTCCTAGAAAACAAGCCAAAACCATTAACTTGGGGATGATGTATGGAATGGGCGTCGCAAAACTGGCGGATCAGCTAGATATTGAGACCTCAGAGGCCAAAAGCTTGGTAAAACAGTACCATGACCGCGTACCTTTCGTAAAAGGACTGATGACAGGCGTCACAAACCGTTTGAACAGCAAAGCAAGTGGCGGCGCGATAAGCTCAATCTTAGGTCGTAAGTGTCGGTTCAATCTTTGGGAGCCCGACTCCTTTGAAATGACAAAAGCTATGCCTTATCAAGAAGCAATTTTAGAATATGGTGAAACATGCCGTTTAAAGCGGGCTTTTACATACAAAGCGCTAAACAGACTGATCCAAGCGTCCGCCGCGGATATGACAAAGAAAGCTATGGTCGATTTGTACAAAGAAGGGTATCTTCCGATGCTTCAAGTCCATGATGAGCTTTGTATGTCCGTAAAGAGCAAAGAAGAGGCCGAAGCTATTGCCAAGATAATGGTAAATGCGGTAGTCTTAGAAATCCCTAGCAAATGCGACATTGAAGTAGGTCCAAGCTGGGGGGAAGCTGTATAGCTTTAAGCGCACTGCTCGTCCGCGCACTACTTCTAACTGCCCTTTTGTCCGGCTAGGTTTCGCACTGCGACGACAAAAGGGTTTTTTCTTGCGAGTTCCCATAAACTCCTATATACTCTTACTGATAAAGAAAAAAGGTAAACCCAATGGATACTACAAAATGGAAAAGCGTTCTTGTGCCCATTGAAGTGTACAAGGAAATTAAAGAACACTCTGTTGTTAACGGTAGAACAATAAGTGGACAACTCAGAGTTATGTTTGAAGTTTATTCAAAAAGTAAGGATAAAGCTATTGACGCATCCCATAAAATCGCGTACAAATAGCGCAGACATTCTCCAAATGTTTGATAGCACAATCGTTAAAGCCCTTAGTCACATGTCCTGACTAAGGGTTTTTTCGTGTGTAAACTATTTACTTGACATTATCCCATACCATGTTTATTCTGTATTCATTGGAACAGGAGAAAGTCTAATGTCTATGACAGCAAAAATCAAACTACGGGACGTTGACAACTTAGTTATATCGTCCACGTCTATAACAGCGGACCATTACGAAGACGGTCCCGATCCCGACGAATTTCTTCATAACGCTTGGAAAATGGCCGATCAAATGGCAAACCACCTATCCTGCGCGGACGAATGGCGCTTAACCTTAACATTCGATTTAGATCTGCGGGAAACCATGGAAGAGATTATGGCAAAAATTCCATGCCGTTGCAATGAGTGTGCGCCATGATGCTTGATAGGGACATGGTAAAGCGGGTTCTTGGCTGGCAACACGGTAAGTTTGCAGGCGTAAAGGTCTTAACGAAAAGCGGTAACGAACGATATGTTTTGGGCCGCGTAGACGGCACATCTTATAACTCAGGCTACATTTGTTGTTTCTGGAACAACAGGCGCAAGCGTTTTGATTTAGGGCGCGTAATAGCCATGATGTCTGAAAACGGTCATACCTTTGTGTCGGGTCAACATTTTAGCCACGAAAAGTGGTTACAGGTAAACAAGCTTATTAAGGAGGCCGCGTGATGCTTGACGATCTTGACCGCGTTAACATGCACTACATAGTTGATCGTCTGGAAAGTATTTTAGATGACACCAATCAAAAAGAAGAAAAAGTTGTTCGTGAGTTAAACGAGCTTAAACGTGAGTTGATTTATAATCTAGGTGTTAACTCTAGGATTAAAAGAAAGGAAGAACTTGAATGACCGCTAAAGATATGGATCGTCTGTTGGACGAAGTGTTTGCAAAAGTGTTCGGGAGTAATTGGTGATGTACGAAATAGAAAAAGATGTACCAATGCCAATTGGTGGAAAGTGGAAACCAATAGTCGTTAAAATGGGAATTGGAGACAGTGTTGTAGTTGCCAGTGACATGGAAGCCAAAACTTTAAAGGCTTGTATACACACTTATTTTAAAAAAGTAAAAAACGTGCCAGTTGCGACTGCTTCCAGAAGGTTAGAGGACGGAACTTTTAGGGTTTGGAGATTAGACACACTTTTGTATCCACCAAGAAAAAAACAACTTAATCCGAGGAAGCGGAGCGGAGGACAAACATAATGGCTAAGTGGAAAGAAATACCGTTGGGCATACCGCTGAAACAGCAGTTCGATAACTTCGCAGCACTCGCCGCGCTTCAAGAAACTAAGCAAAAAGAATGTAGCCAGTGTGGCGGAGAGGGCAAGGCCGCACCCTTCGGCCGTGACATAGGGGAGTTGTATGGCGAGTGGCTGGCTTGCGAAGATTGCAACGGCTCGGGGAAAGTTAGCATCAAGGAGGATGAGTGATGTACCAAGTGACATGGGAAAACACGAGTAGCGTACCAGCCAGGAATTACATGATCCTGGAGACGTGGGCCGATGTTAAAGACTGGCTGGAAGTTGCCAAACATAAGCACAGTTACTGGACTGTTGCCATGATCCTTGACGGGAGCGATGAGCAGGCTCAAGTGCCGGACGGTGACCTGGATGAGAAGGGGCGCTGGATTGATAACTTAAACCTGATGATGCCCAACAACTTAAACTCAGAGGAGATTGCGTCTAGCCTAATGAGCTTGGCCTCCATGTATCTGGGCAAGAAGGACATGGCGCTGGCCTTCACTTCTATTGGCCGCATGCTGACCGTAGTGAACGAGGCTCAAGACTCAATCCCAAAAGGGAGCATGCACTAATGACCGATAGTGATCTGACGGCGTTTCAAGCGTCACAACTACAGTTCTTAAAGCAACAGGTAGACAAGTACCAAGACGAGCGGTGGCGGCGAGGCGCGTCATCCGCAGCGCAGAACGATCTGTTTGCCGCGCGCGAAGAACTAAAGAACTTTGTAAAGAATTTAAGAGAGGGAGGAAAGATAATATGAGTGTTGAATATGAAGAGATGTATGCAAGATTGTGGAAGGCGTTAGTAAAGAAAGAGAACGATCACACTTCCAGTGCCAAGCAACGCGGTGTCGATATCAAAGATGGCATGGCGGCTTCAACCAAAGATACACTGTCACCCCGTGCCAAACAGATCAATCGGATGATGCGCATGGGCATGTCTCAGAAAGATATTGCATCGGTGATGGACACATCACAGCAGGCCATCAGCCAAACCAGCCAGAAGTACGGGCTACCCCGTTCCATGGATATATAAATTAAGGAATAAAACTATGAATGATACACCACAAAGAAAAACATTTGAAACACACCCCATGCGGATCATGGTTGAAGACATCAGCCTCGCCGGTAGCGCGTTCGCATCCAACGAGGAGGGCGACACAGTGTTCCTCAACAAAAGGATCGTGGACCGGCTTAACCTGGAGGGCGGTGAGATACTCATGGCTCAGTGCATCCCCAACTACGAGGACAAGCGGGACGCGATACCATGGCGGTGCATACGAGCGGCAGCACTTGATGTATTGCCATCGCCATCTATCCCTTTAGCCAAGCCTAAGCCGACCATTGGTGAGCGCGTTAAAGACTACATGAGTAACTTGGACACGGAGTATGATGAGTTCATGTCCGCGGGGGAAGTAGCTGACGCACTGAGTATTGATGTTGATGCTGTCCAGAAATACTTTGATAGTGACGAAAGCAACTACGAGATCTTTCGGTGCTACAGGTTCAAATGGATCTAACTTGCATTCCATGACCAGATTGGGTATGGGTAGTAACCAAATGAAATACAACTGGGGGGCTAACATGGCTCGTAAGAAGATGAACGAAGCAGACAGGCAGAAATTTCAGAATGTCGGTCTGATTAAAGAGGACCACGATCTGCTGCGCATGATTGCTACATCGGAGCAACGGTCCATGTCCCGACAACTCTCTGTGCTAATACGCAAAGCAGTTGCCGAGATGAAACAAGACTGATACAATTTACTTACTGCTCGATGGACCTCAAGCCTGTGGTCCCATCATCAACTGGCCCCCTCACGGGGGCTATTTTTTTGCCTCGTTTGGCTTGCCCTTCTTGCCAGCAATTTGGTAGGGCTTTTCTTTTGTGTAGCCTCGGATCTGTGTGACGTTGTTACTCTTCATACCTTTAAGAAGCGCGGCGGACACATCAGGCAGTAGACCAGCCAGATCGCTTAACTCTTTTGTTGCGCTATCTAGGTTGGTCCAGCCTTTCTTGAAATCACAGATCGCCTCGATCACCTGCTCGTGGGTTTCAGACTTAGCCATTCTCTTGCGTCCTCTCCTAGAACCTTTGCACCGATATCGATCTTGGTGCGTAGTGCTTTAACAATGCGCTCATCGATGCTGCCTTCACAGATCAGATCGATGTACGTCACGTTGTTCTTCTGCCCGATCCGGTGAGCACGATCCTCTGATTGGATGCGCGTCTCCAGATTAAAGTCATTGGCATAGTACACTACGAGATTTGCTTCTGTCAAAGTCAGACCGTATCC